TTAGAATAACCCGGTTGTTGATGCGATTGCCAGCATACTTAGTGAAAGCAGAAACGATACCACGGGTGGTTGCGTTTTCTTTAATCTCCAATTCAGCTTCATCATCGGTGTTCATGGCATTACTTCTTAAAATGTAATAGTCATCAAAACCAGTCATAGTTGAAATTGCATATTTGTTTTTCACAAATTCTTGTTTGATTGCTTCAATCTTGTCGTAATCCATAAGATTGGAATCATTCATACGAACATCATAGAAATGACGAATACGATGCTTGAATTCGGATGTATTGGTGACATACAGACCAATCACATGAGAACCAGTTCGGTGTTTCAACAAACGAATCAATGCATTGCTTTGTTCCAAACTAATAGAACCATAAGGATTGTAAGTGTATCGTTCTTCACGGCGTGTAATCCTGTCACGCAGCACAACATATTCATTCTTACGAGAATTCAATGATGTTGAGGTCATGCCCAAACGACCTTGGTGAATGTTAGACAAATAACTGCCTTCACCATCGGTCAAGAAAACGGTGTTTACAATTTGCAAACGATTCTTTTTCTGGAATTCAGGAACAATTTCCATAGCAGAAATGATGGCTTCATTCAAAGGAGTGCCACTCATACGCATCCAATATGGAACAATTCCAGCACGACTGTAATTTCCAATGCCTGCAACATCCATCAATGCAGTTCCAGCAATCATGAATTCTTTGTTGTTCATGCGACTGGACAACACATTCAAAAGTCCAAAACTATACGGATGCAAATCACCAGGTTGACAATCAAAACGGCTCATGTATTCTTGTTTGGTTTCTTCAGCGAAAGAATACACTTCAAAAGGAATATTCACCATACGGCAGAACAAAGCCAAATTCAACAATTGTTTGACGGTGTTGCCAATGTGTGTGGTCATCGAACCAGACCAATCAAGATACATGATAAGACCGTGTGACTTGCCATCCGGCATCACCGAGATTTTCTTGAAGATATCTTCGTTGTAATTGTAAGAATAAATCTTATTCATGTTCAACTCACCAGTCTTGGCGGTTGAAGCACGCTTCATTTGACTTGCATTTTTGCGGAGTTCAAATTCTTTGACAAGATAGGAAACCACTTTATTGGATTCTTTCTTGAATTTAACGAAATGTTTGACACTAGGCATACCACGATCTTCAATATAATCAGCATACAGTTTCTTATAGTCATAAATCTTGCTTGTATCAAATTTTGGAATGGATGCATACACAATATTGTTGATTTCGGTAGAATACAATTTTTCTTGGTTACGATTGTATGCTTCATCGGTGTGTGATTTCAGTTCTTCAGGTATAGCATCACCTTTACTGCCCATAGTTCCTTTGAGTCCGCCACCAGCCTTGCCTTTAGATTCTTCTGCTGGTTCATCAGTTTCTTCGTATTGATTGCTTTCACCATCAGAACCTTCAGCACTTTTCGCTGAACCTTTTTCTTGTTTTTCTGATTTTTCTTGTTTTTCACCAGAATTTTGACCACGAGCATCAATCACAACATCAAAATCATCAAGTGATTCTTCACTTTCACCGGTTTGTTCACCGGATTCATTATCATCACCATCAACGATGACAGCAATTTTGGTTTTTTCTTGTTTTTCTTTTTGTTGTTCAAGTTCCTCCTTCATGTATTCCATGATTTTCTTGGCCATAACAACAACTTCATCATAAGTTTCACAGGCTTCAACTTCACGGACAAGTTCACGCTCAACATCCGTGAATTTAATACCAAGAATAGGACCAATTTTGTGATGCAAATTCATTCGGTCAATAAAATTGAATTCCTGAAGGTCTTTTCCTTCAGTTTCAAAGAAGTTTTTTTCTTGAAGTTCGTTATAGGCTTTGACAAAACAGTTCTTCAAACCAGGATATTTGTATTTTACTTTGCGTTCGATGCGACAATCTTCAACCACATTCAAAATAGACATGTGGACGCCAGCATCCCTTGCGGCTTTCATCTTATCAACAGGTGTATAGAGAGCATGGCCAACTTCATGGCCAATAAAAAGGTCATAAAGATCGCTGGAAAGTTTATTATCCAAAATAGGAATCGTCAGGACACGATTCAATACATCAAAACTAGCTGTAGGCACTTTGGCTTCTTGCACATACAGGTTTTCTGTAGCCATCAATTTAGCCAAAAGTGACTTAGAATCAAAACTTGCCATTATTTTTTCTCCGTAATTACTAAAACATTGCCTGTCGGTGTTTCTTCGACTTGCAATAACAGTTCGGTGCCTTCTTTCCAGCCTTTTTCTTGAATCAGCTCTTCAGGAAATTGCAAAATTGTATCACCTGAGTTATCTTCAGCTTCCAACAGTTCAACGATCCAAGATTTTTGCTGCATGTTTCACCTTACGACTGTATTTTACATCATTTTTGTGCTTTTGGACAGGCTTGATTGGTGTCCGGCACACAGGTCGTTGCAATTTTACAACAAATTTGATTTCCTTATTCATTTTAACGCCTCATTTTTGAAATTTCAACTGCTTCTTCGCTGTTGAACACAGGAACAGCGTTGGATTTATGCATTGTTGCAATTCCCATGACTTTTGTGCCTGTATAAACCTTTGGTGATGCCTTTGTAGCAGCAACATTACCTGTATTTAATGAAGGATAATGCGGGGTTTCACGGACATACGATTTTGTGCCAGTCCATGCAGTTACATTGGTGGCAATTTTCTTTTTTGGTTGATATTTTTTGACAATAGCATCCCACTCAGCAGCAAGTTGGCGCTGAGCCGCAGTTGGTTTGCGTTTTTTGCGTTTGGGAATGTGGGGATGAATAATCACAAAATATCTCCATAACAGATACATGTATTATATCTGAAACAGAGATACTTGTCAATGGTTTGTTGTATTAAAACAACAGATTAGTATCGTGCTTTTTGGGGCTTGAATTCGTAGCGATAAGGATCTTCAAATTCATCGTAATACCTTTGTTTACGATTTTCTTTTTTCTTGGCTTGTTTCTTGGCCTTATACTCTTGGTCTGAATAATCAAAACCATCATAATAATCTTTGTCCTTACGGGACTGTCTAAAGGTTTTAGACATATTACTCCTTGCTTAATACCTCAAAATTAATTCCCTTGATTTTTGTTTCCGGAGCATTGTGCATGTCAATGTCCGAGATGTATGTTATGTCCGACAAGGGATAACAGAACTTAACAATCTTTAATAAATTACAAACTGTACCATCACCATCTAAGAATCTAAAAACTTCATCTACACACTTTAGATTTTCCACAATTTCTTTTCGTGTTTCATAATTTTGATTTAGTATGCCAGTTGATAGATGTAAATGCATATCTGTGTGAACGCCGACAATTAACCAATCTCCTTTGCTTCTGCATTTCTGGAGAAATCGTAATTCTCTAAGTGTGAGTGGATCAAATATTCCTGATGTTACGATTATTTTTTCTGGGTTCATGGAAGCATTTGTGGAAAGGCCTCTTTGACAAACTTATAATTTAATCCTTTTACACCTTGATCTTTTGAAAAGATACCCATAACAATTTCAGCTTCTCTAGGCTCTATTGCATTTAAAATTTGAAACAGTAGTTCCGTTCTACGTTTTTCCGTTAGTTGTTCTGCTGTAGGATGACCTTCTTGAAAAAGATACAATCTACGCAGTTGTGAATTCAAACTATCATATGTAATTCCAGGTAAAACATCGTTCGGTATACGATAGTTTTCTGGAAGTTCTTTTACTTTCCATTTGATATCAGGATGAAATGTCAATCTCAACACTTCAACCAATGTGTGTGACAAATTATTGCCAAGAACATCCATTCGTTCTTTTTTTGTCGTAGCTTTTTCAAATTCATCAAAAACTTCATAAAGTGTTTTCATTAAAATTCCTCAATAACTTCCATCAAATTTTTAAGTTTGTTTGCAATAAAATAATCCAGTAATTTGCCTTTTACTGGCTTTGTTTCTTCATAAGTATTTATAATTTTGTCTTTCAGATCGCCAGGAATGTTTCTGAGGTCAATCAACACTTGATTGCGTGAAAAACCAATCTTTGCCTTTTCATCTTCCCACATTCCGTAGTCCTCAGAAAGAAACTTTTCCATTTTGTTTTTGCTGATGGGTGTCTGACGAGTTCCGGTTGCGAAACAGTCGGATGCGGAAAGAATATTTGGAATACCATCACCTTTATCACCAGAAATGATTTTCTCTTTTAGTTCAAGAAGCGGATCTTGTGAAAGAATGAATTTCTTTTGAGCAGGATTGTATTGCTTGATGTAATGGCCAGTTTTTTGTTTGTTATACATTTGCAATTGTAGAAAATCACCATCACTAGAGATAATCAATACATCTTCATGCATAACTGCTCGAGGTGCAAGTGTGCCAATGATATCATCAGCTTCAGCACCTTCAACATCAATTACTTTGTAGGGAAAATTCTCTTTGAGCTCTTGTTTGAATTTGGCAAGCATGTCAAAGATCAAATGCCAGTCCAAATCGGACTTTTCCCGTGCTTTCTTGCGGTGCGCCTTGTATAGAGGAAAGAATTCCTTGCGCCAGTATTTGCGGTTGTCACAACACAACACAACTTCACCATATTGGTCACGGAAGTTTTTTAGGTGTGTCCTGATGATGTTCAAGACCATGTGTCTAATCAGGTTTTCTTCCAATTGTAACTTTGGTTTCTGATTGGCAATTTGGGCCATCAGACCAGCAAGCAAAACCTGGTTCAAATCAACGAGAATCATAATATACCTTTTTCAGTTTTTCTTATTGTATCACAAAGCCGCCCACTTGGCAAACACATTTGTGGTAAGTTCGTTGGATGTTGTTGTTTTTTTGGTAACCATGCCATACCAATCATCTTTAATCATTCTGGTAACATATTCTCTTGGTTCAATTAATATGCCTTCAAATTTATCCAAGTCAATAACATTGTATTCTTCATCCATTCTGAAAAGTATAATTTCATACATATCACCCATTGGTGAACCATCCAGTTTTTCACCTTCGTCTTTGTAACGAGCGATTTCAATCTTTACTTGATTGTCATCTTCCGATTCATCATTTGGCACAAAGATGATTGTATCAAATTCTTTTATTTTACGGAAAACATCTAACATTTTAATCCTTTAATGTGTGACTTTCTCACTCTTACCATAATCCATGAATTATAGTAATTATCATTTTCTAAAACACCATTCACGAATTGTTCTTTCGCTTCTAGATAACCACACTCACCCTTTGACTTGCACAAGTGTAGTATATCACGATTGAACGATTCACGGCCATACATTATAACATCTTTTTTCAATTCCTCATTACTACCATAATAAGATTCCCAGTCCGAAGAAACTTTTAATTTTTTCTTCTTACCTTTCACTTGTTTGGTTTTAGA